TTCAACTGGTCTGATGGATTGATCGACATCGTTACTTACCGGCTTCCTGGACGATCTTCAGCGCACGCTGGAGCTTGATCGTCTCTTCCTTGACCAGCCAGCAGTTGATGGCGTTGCTCTGGCTGAAGGCGAGGGCCGTCAGGATGCGCTGCACGCTCACCTTGCCGCTGTCCAGCTCCGGGATCATCTGGCGGATCGTCTTGGGCTTCGTGCATCCGGCCATCTGGGACTCGGGGACCGTGATGTACACGCGCTCCACCTTCGTGGCCTGGACCTCGATCCGACCGGCGAGGGCAGGGTCAACCGGCGCGGTTCCGCAGCCGGTCAGGAGGAACATCACTGCGATGCTCATCACGAGGTAGAACATCCATCCGCTGCACTGCTGCGAGAAGGTTTTGTAGTTGTTGCGGTTCATGTCAGACTCCGTTTTTTGGTTGTGTCGTATCGGTTTGTTCGATGTCGAGCATGGGGTCCAGCTCGTTCGCCAGTTGCAGGAGTACCGCCACTCCCTCTTTGCTGATGTACTCCGTGGTTTCTACCTTGGAGATTTCGTTGACGATGATGTCGGTCTTGATCTTGTCGATCTTCTTGCCGATCGCGATGACCTTCTGCTGCGAGGCCTCCTTGACGACCTCTACGGTCTTCTGGACCGCGATGGTCTCCACAGCTTCCTTGTTGATGGTCTCCATCTGCTTGACCTGGGCAACGTTGTTGACGATGACCGAGTCCTTCTTCGCGACCACGGCCACGTTGTCGCTCTTGGTCACCTTCAGCTCGCCCTCGGCTGACTTCCATTGGAAGAGCAGGAATGCAACGATTAGGATCGTAGCAACGGCGCAGATCAGTTTCCACTGAGCAAGTATAGTCTTAAACATGGTAATTCTCCTAGTAAAGGAACTTCATACAGTTAACCATATGTTTCATACAGGTTTGCTTCAACAATACCTTAGTCTAGAATTTTATTGAGGGTTTCATGTCTAACAATAACTCTTTCACGTTTCCATTGGACGGCAAAAAGTTTGGCAGCAAGCCTGCGCTTTACGCCCACATCGAGGAAACTTATCCGCAAATGGTCACCGACGAGATGCCAGCGTCCCGGATCTACTTCAACGCGAAGTACAAGAAGACCGTTGGCAAATGCGTCATGTCCGGAAAGCCTACCAAGTGGAACAATGTCACCGAGCGCTACGAGCGTTTCGCTGGCGAGGTCGAGAAGCTTGCATACCGGGAGCAGTTCAAGGAGCGGATGATGAGCAAGTACGGTCGCACGCACCTGACCGACGACCCGGAGCACCAGAAGCTCATGCTGTCGAACCGCTCGATCGCGGCTCAGTACAAGTGGCACGATGGAGCCATCACGAAGGTGACCGGCACCTACGAGGAGCACTTCCTGCACTTCATCGAGAGCGTCTACCACTTCAAGGCGGAGATGCTGGCCGAGCCACCGACCATCTACTACAAAGAGGGCGACAAGGTCCGGTTCTACCTGCCAGACTTCTTCATCCCGTCGCTCAACCTGATCGTGGAGATCAAAGGAAGCAACCCGCACTACCAGCAGCGGGACGCCGAGATCGAGAAGCTCAAGCAGTCGGCCACGGTAGCCGAGGGATTCAACTACCTCCAGCTCCAGGACAAATTCTACACTCCGTTTAATGTTTTCTTCAAGCAAGAGGTGCTTGAGAAAGCCTGAACGAAAATCTAAATAATATTAATAAATATAAATAAAGAAAAATATTTATTTATATAGATTTTGAAAAAAGCATAAAGGAAAATCATGAAAATCTTAAACTACAATGAAGTATTCAGGCTCTTCAATAATGAGACCCTGAGTATTGACTTCGACGAAAGGATCTTCCTCAACAAGATCCCGAGGGACATCGTGGAGATGGATCAGGTCCTTAAGGATCGTTCGTTGCAGGGGAATTTCATCACGGAGACGGAGAACTTCGCTAAGATGCGCGAGCTGAGGCTGCACAACATAGTCACTCCTAGCCTCTGGCACACCGTCAAGGGGGCGTTCGTCTGCAAGAAGGGCGAGATCGTGAAGCTCCCCATACTGGAGCGCGTCACCACCAAGGACAAGACCCTGTTCGCCTTCGTGGAACTCTCCGCAGAGATGGTCGAGCTGGGTTTCACAATGGTCGGTGGCGGTCTGATCAACCTCATGGGCCAGCCCCTGAAGGACGTGACCATCGTCAACACAGAGAAATTCCTCTCGAAGATTCCGAATGACACCCACGTCGTGAATCTCTATCTGGTATCAATGACATAAGGAAGCACATGAGCGCACTATTCCAACCCATCCTCATCTCGGAGGAGGTGAGCATTGCCCGAGAGCGTGAGAAGCTCCTCAACGAGGACTGGAGCTACGCGAGCTTCATGACCTGGACCATCCGGAAGCTCAAGGGCTTCGCCGTGTCCGAGATCGACTACCTCGCCAAGCAGGTCGTCAACCTGAAGTCGCACGAGGATCGCTTCGACCTCCTGGTCCGCATCCGCGACGCCATCAACGCCGCGAACACCAAGCTGCACCAGGCACTCAAGAGCGCCGGTAAGGGCAGCAAGGAAGACCAGAACCGCATCACCTACCTGCGCGAGCACGTAGCTGTCCTCCGGGTCCTTGAGCAGAAGTGCCAGGCCTTCGACATCATCGCTCATGCCGAGAGCGAGAAGCGCCGGGACGAGCACACCCGTAACGAGGAAGAGCGTATGCGCAAGCTGGCCCAGGAGGAGCGCGACAGGGCCGATCGCCAGTCCAACACCAGCCCTCCCGAGCACACCGAGCCTCCGAAGCCTCCTTCGAAGGACGGCATCGTGATCAACCACAACAGCTAAGGGGCGGTCATGGCAATTGCAGACGCCCTCAAGGGAGAGACGACCTTCGTTCCGAGTCCTTACCGATCGTCCCACACCGAGTCGGGCCTGACTGCCTTCGCCAAGCGGTTCCAGACCCTGATGGTGATGGAACCCGGTACCCTCCCCAACTGTGTGGACGCTGGCGTAGGGATCGGCCTGTACGTCTCGGAGTTCGCCGACGAGAACACGATGGACGAGATCAAGCTGCGGATCGGCAACCAGCTCAACAGCTACCTGGAGGGATCCGAGCTTATCTCGGACCTTCAGATCAAGATCATCGACGACCCCAACACCGGTGCCAAGGTGCTCGGCATGGTGATCAAGCTTTCCCATAACATCGATGGCAAAAAGGCCTTTGCTCTGACCTTCGCGAAGGGCAACGGATCGGCAACGAAAGACAACGTTGTTTCCGATTTCTACTTCTGATCCTGAAATCTCCCCAAGTCCCTAACTCGGACTTGGGGTTTTCTTGTTCTTTTGATGATTTTGAAGATCAGGTGCCTTCCGCCAACGTATAGGACGGTCAACATTGGATTAGCTTATTCACGGGTCCAAGACCCACATTATCACACCGACAGGAAAAGAAAATGGCAAACGAAATCAACGACATGGCAGATCTGGAGAAACTGATCAGCGGCCAAACCCCTGCCCAGCCTGAGCTGACCGCTTCCGAGCTGGCACTGAACGAACCGGCTCCAGTCGCCGCTGTCGAAGAGGCCGCGCTGAACCTGACCCCAGCTGAGGACGACGTCGTCACCGCTGAAGTCCAGGCCGAATCGGAAACCACCGAGGCAGACGATCGCACGATCGCCGCCGAGAAGGTCAAGGTCGAGACGCCTGAAGACATCCGCACCCGCCAGATGGAAGCACTGCTGTCCGGCCTGAGCGTCGACCTGACCAGCGTCAACATCGTCAAGTCGAGCAACCCGCTGGGCACCTTCCAGGAAATCGAGACCCTGTACACGCGTCCGTCGTACGACGTGATCGCGCTGCAGTCCGGCTACCGCGTGGCCTTCAAGCCACTGAACAACAACGACATGATCCGTGTCCGCAAATTCGGCGGCACCGAGCGCGAGCAGAACCTGAAGCTGTTCACCTTCGTGTTCAGCATGATGGTCAACTCCTCGCTGGGCAAGATCAGCTTCGAGGACTGGCTCAAGGTCACCTCGGAGGCCGACTTCGAGACCCTGATCTACGGCATCTACTGCGCGACGTTCCCGGACGAAGGCGACTACAACGTCACCTGCCCGCACTGCAACAAGGAAAACAAGACCAAGATCGGCAAGGAACACCTGATCCAGGTCAAGGACGTCAAGGCCACGGGCTCGTACATCAACGACCTGCTCAACAAGAACTACGCTCCGAACGAGCTGGTGAAGCACTCGGTCGTCAACATGACCAAGCGCCTGATCACGCCGAAGCGCAAGACGATCGTCGAGCTGACCACGCCGACGCTGGCCGACTACCTGCGCTCGCTGCAGCGTGCAGAGCAGCATCGTGGCATCGAGCCTGAGCTGTTCGGCTACCTGAAGCACATCAGCAAGATCATGATCCCGCACCTGCAGTCGTTCGCAGAAGGAAAGCCGTCGTTCATCGAGCTGGAGACGGTCGAGGACAAGATCCGCGTCATCGTCGAAATGCCGAAGGAAGACAAGCAGGCGCTGGACAAGGAAATCAACGAGAAGATGAACCAGTACAAGGTTGACTACAAGCTGCCGGGCATCAACTGCGGCGGCTGCGGCCAGGCCATCACCAACATCAACGTTGATCTGACCGACGTACTTTTTCAAAATATTGCAAGGGTGTAACTAGGCTCCTCGATGTCCGCCCCCATGCGGACGTGAGGAAGTCTCTGGATAACATTATGTACCAGATAGCTGCTACCTTGGATATCTTCAAGGAGCAGCTTGACCTTACGGACGTTCTGGAGATGGAGCTTCCCTTGCTGGCCGATCTGTACGAGGCTAGGGCAAAATTTGTAGAGGACAAACGGAAGATCGAGGCCCGAGAAATCGAAAAGGCCAAGAGAGACCAGGCATCCTCGGTAGTTAAGAAATAACAGACAGGATAAAGCATGAAATGGCCATTTAACAAGAAAGCAACTCCAGCCGAGCCGGTAGTCGAGGCGACGCCGGTCTTCGCCGGTGATCACAAGAGCGACCGGGAGTTCCACGCCGACACGCTGGAGTTCCTGAAGGTTCTCTGCGAGGTGCTGGGCAAGAGCTACGGCCCCCTCGGCTCCAACACGATGATCGAGCGCCGCAACGAAATGCCGATCATCACCAAGGACGGCTACACGATCCTTGAGAACCTCCGCTTCGCCAAGTCGCAGGACATGGCTATCTGGAACCTGATCAAGCGCGTGTCGTACAACCTCGTCAAGACGGTCGGCGACGGCTCGACCAGCGCGGTTCTGTCGGCATCGTTCATGTACGAGACGCTCTCGGGTATGCGCAACAGCAAGTACACCCGCAAGCAGATGCTCGACGTGCTCGACCGTATCGTTTTCCACATCGAGAACGAGATCGCTGTAAAGTACACCCACCAGATCGATGCCACCAACAAGCACCGGGTTCTGGGTAACATCTCGAACATCTCGAACAACAACGACCTGCGCATCGGCGACTACATCGCCAACGTGTTCTCGAACCTCTCGTACCTCTCCGATGTCCGCATCGAGGAAGATCCGAGGGACTCGACCGTCCCGATCTCGCACACGATCCGCTACGGCTTCTCGTTCGAGCGCGGTCCGGCGCACAACCTGTACTTCCAGAAGGGATCGGTCGTCGTCATCGACAAGCCGATCGTCTTCATGAGCTACGAGTTCTTCGGCGACCACTACGAGGTCATCAAGAAGGTCGCCAAGGCCAACCCGACCCGCAACATCGTGGTCGTCACCGAGCAGACGCACCAGGAAACGCTGAACGACTGCTTCGCGGCCTTCCTCAAGGGCGAGCACAAGATCTACGTCATCAAGACCTACGATCTGGCTAGCGAGAGCAACCACGACGAGTTCCTGGACCTCGCGATCTACACCGACACCGACGTGATCCGCAACCCCGCCGAGTTCAAGACGGAGCAGCTGGGGCAGTGCTCGCAGGTCGAGCTGTTCGGCAACAAGACCGTCTTCATCGGCGGTCAGGGCATGACCAGCGGCACCGAGTTCTACGGCGAACGTGTCGAGTCGCTCCAACGCGATTTCGACGACACTCCTCCGAACCTCGTTGCAAAGCGCGGCACCCTGCGTGTGCGCCTGTCGAAGATGAACGGCGTCTCAGTGCGCGTCCTGGTCGGCGGCATCACCGAGGAAGAGAAGAAGATGCGCCGCTACCTCGTCGAGGACGCGGTGCTCGCCTGTAAGTCGGCGATGGCAAAGGGCTTCGGCTTCGGCGGCAACATCACGCTCTTCTTCGCCGCGTCGTCGGTGCAGGAGCGTATGCCACGCGTCATCCAGGACGACCCGGTGCTGCGCAACTTCGACCCGTCCTACGTCGAGGAGGTCATGGACCGTCTCGTCAGCTGCTACTTCGCGACCTTCGAGTGCATCTATCTCAAGGACCCGCTGGTCTTCGGCAACGAGAAGAAGCAGGGCGAGATCCGCACCAGCCTCTACACGGACGACACGAAGATCTACGACGTGCTTGAGCGCGAGTTCAAGGACATCGATCAGACCAACGTGCTGGCACCGATCGACACCGACATCCAGATCCTGAAGGCGTCGGTCTCCATCGTCGGCATGCTGCTGAGTATTAACCAAATGATCTAAGTTCTCATGACGAGGATGGACCCTAAAAAGTCCATCCTCGCTTTTTTTATTGCGCGTAATCGCGGTTCGCGGTATAATCACCGGTTTGGAGCACACATGGAACACACAAAAAAGACCGACCACACACTTCCCTCGTTCGTCAAGAACCCGTCGAAGCCGATCAAGGTTTCCGACAAGGATTCCGGGATCCTCGGCGGCCTACTGAGCAGCGTGAAGTACACGATCCAATCGTTCATCAACGATCCTCTGGGAAGTAAGGGGATCACCGAGACAAAATACCGCAAGGCCCAGCTGGAGAAGCTGACCCGGCAGTACGAGGTGCTTCTGAAGCGCCACGGCGGGAAGTTCAAGTGGAAGGTCTATCAGGTGGCCGACAGTATCATCATGAAAGTCGAGGTGCCATCTGAAACGGTATCGAACGTCACCTACGACGCATGCGTCGAGTTCTTAGGCGTGTCATCGACAAACACGAGTTTGCTCGACAAAAACATCCGTATATTCAGCAACAACGCCGCGTTCACCTTCAGCTGCGCGTACGTTTTCGAGAAGCAGGGTCTTCTCATCCCGTACTTCCGCAGCAAGCTCACGGCTGAGAGTCTGGAGAAAGCGCCGAAGATCCGCAACCCAAATGAGGAGATGAACTACGAGAAGTCGATCGTCTTCGCCATGATGTTCATCCGGCAGTTCCGGCTGCACATGTTCGAGAACTACGGCAAGGAGAGGACTCTCCTGAACAAGATCTCCGTCAAGAACGCCGTCCGCTCGTTCGAGGAGGTCGACAGGGCGTACAAGGGAAACAAGAAGCTGATGATGGAAGGCAAGGTCACGCACGGCATGAAGAGCGCAGTGGCCGGAGAGAACCAGATGGTCATCACCAAGCACCACCGGGCGGTCAAGGGCGAGAACCTCTCGACCAACGCCAAGCGGCGCGAGGCCACCGTCCAGTCGAAGCTGAAGAAGTCCAACCTCGTCGACCGTAGCGTCAACAACAAGGTCAACACCAAGGTGAAGAACAAGGTCAGCTTCAAACTGGCCTAGAAGCGCAAACCGACTATCGTGTATATATAATGTACACGGTAGTATGAGTAACCATAATGAAAAGGCATATAGATGGCACAGATTGGTAAGATGTTCGATGTGGTAGGCAAAGACCTATCCATCGATTTCAGTCAGCTGTTCGATCTCGATGGCGAGACAAAGTACAACCTGTTTCCGATCTCTCGGAAACGGGTATATACCTCGATCATCGAAAAGATCATGGACGATCTGAAGTACTTCTTCAAAGAGTACCCGGAGCTGCCCGAGAAGTACCTGACGCTGGCTATGAACATCCACGAAGGCGAGTTCTTCAACGGTGAGGACGACGATGGCAAGCCGATCCCGGACCTCCAGGGGTTCATCGACTCCGTGTCCGAGACCCTCATCTTCGACGAGGAGCTGCAGTCGCAGATCCGACGCCGCGTCAACAACGAATACAACATCTCGATCGAGACCAAACAGGGAGAAGAGGAGCTCCAGTTCAAGGACTCGTACGCGAAGATGGTAATCTGCATCTCGATCATGTCCCGCATCGTGATCCCCTTGATCTGCACCTACATGGAGAAGTGCGACATCAAGAAGGAGCAGGACATCACGATCAACGTGTTCAACGAGATCTTCAAGGCTTTCAACGTCGACGAGACCGGCGAGGAGCTGGACCTGGCCGCGAAGATCCTGCGCTTCATCACGTCCTCCGTCGAGAACACCCTGTATTCCGACAAGGTGATCTGGGAGTACCTGAAGAACATCTCGGTCACCGACCGCTCGATGATCATCGATCTCTTCCGCAAGATCGTCCGGGACACCATCCCGAAGCTGGACATCAACAAGTCCATCGTGTCGTTCCTGCACGTCGTGATCAAGCACCAGATCCTGTACCAGTTCACGCAGAACATCAAGGTCTCGTTCAAGCCGATCAGCCAGATCCGCACCGACAACAGCGACAGCAACGTCAGCCCGTTCGCACGCGTGGAGATGCGCCTCGTTGCCGCCAACGAGATGGCCTACGTCATCGAGAAGGAGAACATCAAGGCTTTCATCGACCGTAAGAAGATGCGCTTCAGCACCGGCGAGCTGCAGTACTACATGCGGAACATCCAGCCCAACGCGCTGCAGATCCGCCTGATGTCGCACTTCGTCAACTCGCAGGACAAGATCAACATCCTGGCCTGCAACCGCGAAGAGTACGTCTACCTGCTCATGATCACGCGCCAGTGGTTGATTGAGCACAAGTACTACACACTGGCAGCTCTCCTCATCGCCTCGATCCGCCCTAAGGCCGGTCGTCGCAACCTCAACAAGGGTAAGCTCGTCAACGAGATCATCCAGTCGAAGACCTACCACAACATCCTTAGCAAGTACGTGCTCGTGCAGGAGAAGATCGAGGAAGTCAAGCCGATCATCGGCTTCATCGGCGACATCCTGAACACCGAGTTCGAGTTCCGCGAGGCATTCAACGGCGACGCCAGCCTTGAGAAGTACCTGACGCTGGAGGACAACCCGAAGCCCCTGATCACCGAAATGCTATCCTTCCTGGAGCGCATGTGATGGACCCGGTCAACGCCAGGGCGGAGCTGTTCATCCGCGCACTCAACGGCAGCAAGGCCCTCGAACGTCCTAGTGAAACCCGTCCGGTTCGGAAGGACACGGGGTTCGAGATCGTGGCCGAGGTGTTCACGCGTGGCAACTGCGGCAACTTCGCGGTGGCCTTCAACATCGCGTTCCCGGAGTCCGTCGTCTGGTACGCCGCCAGGTACGAGGACAAGGAAGACCTCGTCACGCACGTCATCTGCGAGCTGAACGGTCGTTACTACGACATCACCGGCGACGTGACCGGCGGGTTGTGGCGTCCGGTGGAGCGTACCGTGATCGAGGAGGTCATGCACGACGACTCGACTCACCGGGTCTACGACAACTACTCGTTCAAGAAGAGAGGACCGCTGGTTTAGATCATGGGAATCCTAGACGACCTCTACAAGGCCCTGCGAGCGGAGAAGAAGGTGGCGTACTTCAACTCGAACAAAAGCGAGTTGCAGGTGCGTTGCCCGTACTGCGGGGATTCAACGAAGGACAAGACAAGCGCGCACCTCTACATCTCGACGACCTCGCCC